TAATAACAAGCTCGGAGAAGGGAGAGGAGTGTATGCAATCTTTGCATTTTGCTTGAATTACTTCTTTCTTTGCCATATAATTACAAATTGTAAAATAGATCAAATCCAACTGAGTATCCTTTACTTATAAGGATATTGACATATTTCATGTCTCCTCCTATATTCTTTGCCATTAGAGTTATGTTTTTTATTTCTGAATCAATTTTTACCAAGCTGTTTTTTTGAGATGTCTATGACAATTATATCTTTCATTTCTGCTCTCCTTGGATTCTTTTATCTTATGTAATCCTAGTTTTTTTCGTATCATAACTATTTTATCCTTTTGTGATTCTTATTTCTGCACTTATAGGTGTATAGGCAATCCAGCGTAGACCCATGATAATATAACCGAATCCCTGGCGTCCTGATTTAACCTTTTATCTAATCCTCCAACAATCTTAGACAATTCTTCCTGAGTAATCTTCCCGTCTTTGCCTTTCCAGCATTTTTTAAGAGGTTTAATTTCGTCAACTTCAAGTCCTATATGCCTTGCCATTTCTGCTATCTTACGAGCTACCTCGTGGTTTCGACCAGTGTTTTGACCTATCTTAGCAGCGGCAGCAGGAGAAGAGCGTGTAGCGTGCCAGTTGCTTTCATTCATCCAGCCAGCTTCAACAACTACTATAACCGATTCTTTTTGCCGATCAACAAAATCTTCTTTCAGCATCTTTAAGTAGTCAACAAGGAGAGGAAACGAGAGATTTGTCACGTTTAAACATCTTGACTTAACATGTAGTTCTGTAACTCCTGATTTGTCACAATCAGGGTCTATTCCTATTACTCTGTCTCTTTTAATCATAATGGTTTGTTTTTTTTGATAGTGGAAAGTGCAGGAGTCGAACCTGCACGAGTATCGTCTGATTTCCGACTTTCATACGTGGTTTTGGCTATCCCACGGTTTACCTACTCACTCAACTACTCTCAGCACGGTCTCGATGACTTCCATTACTATGATCACTTGTAATTTCCATTCATTTGGTCTTAGCACCCTATGACTATAACTTTCCATTTGCCGGTCTTTCCCGGCTGTCAAACAATAATTAATTAGAAGTAAATGGATATACGTCCATTATCTTTGTCTCCTTTATACTTTCAATGACATAATCAGCTAATGTTCCTTTCATGCCTTCGGTAAGGACATTTTTAGCTTCTTCTATGTTGCTAGCCTGCATTAGCATATATGCAGCTGTTTTCTTTTCTGCCCCAGATTTTTCGTCAAGGGTGATAAAGTTTACTTTAGCTTTATAAAATCGATCTCCATTTTCGTTGAAAAATATCTCCTGTAACTTAGCCCGTTTGATATCCTTTATCGTGAACTCACCGCTTATGAAAGGAGTAATTTCCTCAATGATACGGGCTTCAGCCTCTGTAAAACTTAACGCATCTACCAGATAGGGTTCTGTTACCTTCTTTTGCATTCCATTCTCCAATACCTTTTCAAAGGAGACTTTACATTCAAACCAATTGTGCATCATATAATTTTTTTTGTTAAACATCATTTTGTGGGACGGGGAGGAATCGAACCTCCCTAAAATGGCCTATGTGATTACTTCCTTTTCGCCCCGGAATCCCTGCATATCCTCACGGACGGCAAAGACCACCAATCTAAAATAATATTATGAAAAACTCTATTGTGTCTTATATCCAGACTTTACGGTCCGGTATGTATTCGCAATCGTGATCTGTCATTTAGTCTTCTTTCTAATTTAGACTTCATATTTCTGCATCTCCTCGCTACGTCAAGATCACATGCCTTCTGACAATTGGCTTCTATCAGAAATTGTGAACGATTCAATAGCGATATGATGTTTTTCACATCTGTTTTTCCGATCATGTCTTCATCCTCAATTCATGGCACTTCTATTTTATCGAAGTCTATACCATGTTCGTTCATAAAATTACCGAGGGCGATGATGTTCTCACGTGTCGTTGTCACCCTGAACGCCCGAGTGAGCAATTCCATCTGTATAGGCTGTATTTCCTGTGTATCTTCGGATATCGAATCCATATTCTGAGGTCGCATGCCTTGTTTTTCTTGTTGCCTTGCTTCCTCTTGGGCTTTTATGCGTGCCACTTGTGCTGCTTTGGCTCGTTCGCGCTGTTCTTTCAAACGGTTGGCATATTGGATAGTATTGTTAATGTTCAACGTATCCATGTAGTAAGTTCGCAGAACATCGAAGTCCTCTCCAAAGCCCTGTAAAGTAGAAAGTTCATTTTCGACTTTAGAAAATATAGCGTCAATGTCAGCACAAACAGACTTCATGCTTGCAGACTTGTTAAGCCATTCGGGACGATACACCTTGTTGAAATCAACGAGGTTTGCATTCAATCCGTCAAAGTAGGTGCGAATATCAGCCAGCTTCTTGTCTTTATACTGTTGCTCGTTTTGCTTGACTACTACGTCAATTTTAGCAGAGCAGTCACCAATCAGTTTAACAGTTTCTGTGATAACCTCTTTAAACTCACCGAAAGGCTTCATGAACTCTTTTTCTATTTCAAGGCGTTTTGCGTTGAGAACCTTAGCCGCTTTATTAAGAGCCGCCTTATCCTTCTTCGCCTGATCGATGTTGTCATCCGTGTAGTTGGATATATCATACTTTGGCAGATTGGCCATTACAATATTTCTGATTTGCTTGGCGTTGGTAGTAAGACTGCCTAACGTCTTTTCGCTAACGACAAGTTCGAGGTCGGTTTCTTGAATTGCTAATTGGGTGTTCATAACCCTATTTGTTTTTGATTAATTTTTCAAATTCATAATACTCATATATTTCTCCGTTATATTCAGATAGTAATTTGTTTATCCAATCGGTATCGCATCTCCCACCATAATACACGTAGCATTTATTTAAGCTTTCAATATCTGAATATGCGATGTTTGACAATACGCCGTCGAACATAAGTTTTGCTGCTTTAGTTAGACCATCCCACCATTGACCGAAGCAATGAGTTGTGCTTCCATCTGACATTTTTAAATCAAACTCTCTACCTGCAAATGCCTGAAAATTTTTAGAAGGACTTTTATAAAAATAGAAGTTATATATTCCTTCATCTTCTCCGATTATTGTTTCATGATCGAACTGTGTGTGGATAAACTCAACTTTGCGATTGAATACGAAAAATAATTGTCCGTATTTGCCTTTGACTATAGCCTCAATTCTTATTGGCTCTTTTGTATACATTGCTCTATCATTTATTAATAGTTCTCCCATTATTCTGCGTCAATTAATTCGTCAATAATATCATTAGCAATGCGGATTCGTTTCTCTATCATATCGAAACATGAATAATCTGGGATTATCCGCACAATGTGTATAGGATTTCTTTGAAATGGGCAGTACACGGTGAAATCACACCAGCTTGCACCTGTAACCATCATGTGAGATTGGCATTGAAAGAAGTATTCTGGATTTGCCATTAGCAACCCGGCATTGTCGCTAACTTCGACCTTGTACTTCATAAAGGTATTTTGGTTGGGGCATTTTACCTCCAAAGTGCCTTTCTCGCCATCGTCACCATAATAATATCCATCTGGTGAAGAACCAAAGTTTGGAATGCTCGGATGAATACAAAGACCTGTTTCAACCATATTTCTACCTGTCTTTTTAATGTACAGTTTGCGAGCATTCTCTTCTTGAATATTCCCCCATTCGATAGCCTTTGATGAGAAACCTACTTGTTGTAGGTACATTTCTAATAATCCATCATCTTCAACAACGGATGGGATCATATCCCTTTCAGCGGCAAGTTGGTAGATATATGCTTTAGCGGTATCTCCAAACATTTCATCTTTCTTACGGCTGGATTTCATTAAATCACCGACACGTGAGCCGGTGATTTTACCAAGACGTTTTCTATACCATTCTAATGTGTGTTGGGCTTCCATTATAGTAATGATTTTTGCTGCGGTTGCTTACTTGTATTAGTCTGTGTTTGTTCCATAGGAGCAGTAATTTTGGGCTCTTCAACGCCTGCTGCTTTCTCGGCAAGTTCAGCTAATTTGTCTTTAGGTTTGATTTCTTCGTATTCAGCATCCTGTACATCGTCAGCTTCTTCTTTAGTTAAGAACCCCATACTAATTTCAGGACAATACATGCGTTGCCAAAAAGCAGCGGCACGATATGTGAGCATTAAACTTGGCATTGTAACCCATTTGCTCCCTGATTTTGTATACCAGCCCTCTTTAATCGCGGTTTCAATGGTGATAGGGTCAGATTCAAGCGTTTCGCCAGTTGAGAGTTCTGTGGCATAAGCAACGCATTCGATATTATCGACATCACTCCCGTCAAATTCTTTAACTACAATGGTGTTTTTTCTGCTGGCGTTATCCCAAACCGTATCATTATACTTGACTTTCCCAACTTTTCCTAATACTCTTTTACGGTATCTCAATGACGAATACTTGCCACTCATATTAATAGTAGCAATAAGAAATTTGCTGGACCACGACGGATTTCCCTTGACCACATAAAGGTTTTGCATGATCATCAAAGGATTGGCATTCATACGCATTGCCATATCCAATGCGATAACACAATTACCCGTATTTCCCTTGTATGTTTCCGGCACGATAGTGCTTTCTGTATACATCTTCGCCATGCGCTGCATGACTTCAAATTGCTTCACCGTCTGACCGACAGGTGTCATTGCAAAATCAGCCGCTTGTTTAGCTTGGATTATTTGCAGTTCTGTTACTTGATTTTGTTCCATGTTTTTTAATTTAAAAGTGTTTGTGGACATTAAGGAGTTGAACCCCATCCTTCACCGTGCGGTGATGTTCTCCCGTTAAACTATATGCCCTGTTGTCCCTTCTGCAATTCCTACCGTGTTTCTGTCTGCCGAACCATTGCAAATGTCAAGGTCTACCACTGTCAAGATTTGCGGTTGCCGGCCTGAGACTAGATTTACACCTCAGAATCGCAGGGAGGTCCAGTTGTTTTTATTTTTAGTTATTCTCGAAAAAATTTTTAAACTCATGACTTCCGTATTGTCCATCGGTGATATTAATTATTTCTCGGATGGTATATTTGTCTTTTTTTATATTAAGTTTTTCTTTTACAAACATCTTAGTCCCAGCAGAGCAAGCTCCTGTTATTACGCGATAACACTCTATTGATTCTTCGAATGTTAATTCGCTATCTAATGTAAGAGATTTATATTTTGATTTATCGCGATTGGATATTTTGTAAATCAAATCATCTTTAGCCTCTTTAATAGTATCTCCATGTGACCATTTGCCAGATCCATCGGTAACAACGAACCTTTCTTTAAATTCTCCTATTTGACGAATTTTATAAACATTTCCATGATGGGATACAACCTTAGAAAATATTCCGTCAATTTTGATGTATTCAAAATTTCTCCATTGAAATATTTGTGGTATTTCTTTGTTTATATTACTTGTATTCGTGATTTGAGTACCTTCGAGGTAGAGAGAACCTCCGACTGTCAGGTTATCAGGAAGACTTGTGATTTGAGTACCTCTGAGGTAGAGAGAACCTCAGACTGTCAGGTTATCAGGAAGACTTGTGATTTGAGTACCTCTGAGGTAGAGAGAACCTCAGACTGTCAGGTTATCAGGAAGACTTGTGATTTGAGTACCT